CTGCTAAAGATACTATCGAGGGTGTCATCAACATCAACGAGAACACAAGATGCAAATTGACGCAATGGTGTTCTGACCCCTGCCATGATTGGCGTTGGGATGTTGAGTTTGTGCTTGCTGATTGCGTTGTAGTATTTTCTGACATATTCTAGTCTAGTATCCAATGGGTAATCAGCAAACAAGGTCATCGCGATGAACATATACATGTACTGAGGAGTTTCGTAAATCTCAGCAGTGCTACGATCTTGTACCAGATATTTATCTACAACTTGTCTTAGACCTGCATAAGTGAATAGAAAATCACGACCATGATCGATCCAAGTATTAATTTTTACCCAATCTTCGTCACTATACTTGTCTAGAATTTCTTCATCATAAACTCTATTGATAGTTACGTTGTACAAAGCAACATCGTATGCACTAGGCATACCATCTTTCCATACATGCTTATTGAATACTGACTTACGAAGACTGAACAGAAGCAAACGAGCAGCAACGTATTGGTAATTAGGAGCATCCAAATTAATCAAGTCAGAAGCAGAACGAATCAAAATTTCTTGAATTTGATCTGTAGTAATTCCATCATGGAATTGAATACCAGAACTCATCTCAACTTGCGAAGCAGAGACGCCTGAGAGACCCTCACACGCTTCCTCCACCATCTTATGCATTTTATCTAAGTCGAGATGTTCAATCGAACTGTCGCGCTTAACTACCTTGATACCGTTACTCATACTTTTTTCCATTCGTTCAGTTTAAGGGTTGCTTGGAGTCCCTGGTAAGTGTTACATTCTACCAGGTTTTGGACGTTATGTCCAGTAAGAACCATGTCGTTTAGGTCCTTTTCTTTAATTTCTTTAGGAAAGATGACTACCTGGTTTCCTTTGTTGATAGTTTTCTGAATTCTATCAACAATCTGTCTGTTTCGTGGTTCGTTGTCGAAGACGAATATAAATTTATAATCGAAAGTGCTGAGGTCAACATCACTACCACACATAGCAATAGCATTGGTAATGAAATGACTGTCGAAGGGTCCTTCTGTAACATAAACAGGTAGTGATGGGTCAACTCTATCTAAACCATATACTTTAGGTTTAGAATCATCTAACATAATAGTAATATATCTGATCTTTGCTTTAGGGGCAAGAGATCTCCCTTGGAATCCAAACATGATTCCATCGGTGTCCTTTAGTGGTATTATAATTCGTGGACTATCTTGTCGTAAAGTGTCAAACGTTTTCTTTTTTTTATTAGTCCAATCTTTAAATTTGGGGCAGTAGTAAAAACTACTCAAGTCTTCAATTTTTCTATTTTCTAAGTAATGCCTTGCTGGATGTTCTTTATTTAGCGTCGAGATGGGTTCAAGATCTACGACTTTTGAGGTTTTAAATACAGGTGGTTTAAAATTAAAATCTGGATTCTTAGTCTGACTACCTTTACCAGTAAGACCCTCGCGATATCTTTCCATCACATACTGATCATGCAACAAAAGATTATGATCTTTTAAAAAATTGGTGAACGTTCTACCCACACCACAGTTATGACACTTATACACAAAGTCGTTCTTTATCTTAAAGAAATACCCACGACATTTGTTGGTATGTTTTTTTGAGTCACCACAATATGGACAACGAAAGTTATATGTTTTATCATTCTTTCGCGAAAATTTATTCAGTTGTGGTGATACTAACTGAATATACTTAGTATCAAGATAGCTCACTGGATAACGGTCTCACTTTATCCATGTTAGCAGAGGAAGAGGCATCCGTCAAGACTTTTAGCATAGGTGGGGCCAGTTGTAACACTGCCACAAGGGTGGTCAGAACAGCAGTAACACCTACAACAAATTTAGCGTTGGCATCTACCTTCTTCTGGATCTTAGATATCCTACTATCAATTGCAGCATCACTTTGCTCACTTTTTTCTTTTAATTCTTCAATCATTTTAATGATTAGAGAATCTGCTCTGGCAGATTCATCCAATCTATTCTCATGGCGTTCCAAAATAATAGAAATTTTATTACTATTATCAGAAATAGTTCCTACTGCTCTCTCAAGTTTATCGAGCATTTCTTTAGAAAGATCTTCATAAATCGAAAGTTTCGATTCTAATACTGATAATCTACCGAGTCCGAATGCCATAAAATTCCTATACGTTTTTGATTGCGAAATCAAGTGCTGACTGGAATGAAGCAGCATCCTTGTTCAGCATATAACGATATTGAGTCTGCTTAGGTGCATCTAACTGAGCATATGCTGCAGCAATTCTTTTAGCAGAAAAATTATCTAGGTTTTGTTGTGTACCATTAGAAAAAGTAATTTTTGCAAAGGAAGTTTCTCCCTGAGGGTTTAGTTCCTGTGTTGCAACTTCAAGTGCAACGTCTAGTGCATCAGTATTTTCACGAATCATATCAGTTTCCAATTCAGTTTGTTCTTTCTTAAGTTTCTGTGTTTGATCCGACGCTTTCTTTTTAAAGTCGGAAAGACGTGCCTTCATTAGCACATCCATTTCTTTAGTTTTACTCTGCATTTTTTTCTTCGCTTCTTCGCGTTTCTTTTGCAGATCTTTTGAGCGATTCAGTTTCTTTCCTTGCTGAATCTGTTTCTGTGCTCTCTCAGTTTCTGAGGGAGCAGCTTCAGAAATATTTGTTTCTAAATCTTCTTTCATTTTATTCTTATTTGTGATACGAGAGAGCATCTGTTTTGCACCACTGGTGCGACCATCTATTTTATCAGTTTTCTTTTTAGTCTTTCTACTCTTTGTATTAACAAAGACAAAAGCAGGAGGCATAGAAAGACCTGAACCGTCTCCCGCCATCATTTCTTTTAGATTAGATTTAGCTGCTTCAGACATTCTTGATTTACGTCCTTGTTTAAAGTAAGTGGAAGTCTATTTAAAAAAAGCATGAATGCTTTTAAGTAAGACCAGTGAGTTGCTTCAGTTTTATAAAACAGCAACGGAGTTGCTGCGTCACCAAATACATTGTACATTACTATTATGTGATTAAGAATCAGGTGAGTTTTTAATTCACCTGATGTCTCAAATCTTTTAAGTAATCTTTTTATATACCTGATTCTATTTAGATCTTCTTCAAAGTCACTGTATGTGACAGACTGAGGATTATCATAATGTTTAATAGCAAAGAACAACCAGTTTTCTGGCGTCAATTCATCGAAGATCATTCCTTATCAGGCAGTAGTTACAACAGCAACAGCAGAGATTTTCTCTGTAGCACCATTAGTGGAGTTGATCTTGACACGGTAGGAACCAGCATCAGTAGTAGCATAGGAAGCAACATCAAACGTTGTATTGGTAGCACCAGAAACGTTTGCCCATTTCTTACCAGACTTCTTCTGCCATTGGAAGGTGAGAACAGAGACATCACCAGGAGGAGTAGCGGTAGCGGCAAGAACAAGTTGTAGAGCGGCACCAACAGCAACAGCAGTATCTACTGGTTCTGTCTGGATGTCAATCAATACACTTACGTCTGCTGCTACAGCATCATCTGCCTGAGTCTCATTAGAGTTAAGATCAGGACCAGCAGTGGTGACTAGCATCTCTGCTTTATGACGGGTGTTACCATCACAATCAGTGAAGGTATAATATGACCACCAACCAGGAGCATTCAAACCACGTGCTTTGTTTTCGGCAAGTGCTGCTTCTGTATTATCAAGAAAAATTGTTTGCTTTGCTTGTGCGGATGCTGCAACTCCAATGCCTGCTTTGGCTTTATTATCGTTGCTGTCCGTTCTTCCGTATAGGGACATTGGATCTCCAGTAGATTACTTTTCTATATTGTATTTATAAAAATAGGGACCGTAAAGGTCCCTATCCAATTCACTGTTCGGATGCTTCTCTAGAAAGAATTGCTTTAGTTACAACTTCAAGAAGTTGATCATCCATATCAGTTTTAGTTAACTTAACCGCCTTAGCAAGAATAGCAAGACAGATCTCAACAAGTTTCTCACCCAGTTCTTCATTTTCTGGAATTTTATTAACGGCATCGGAAATAATTTTAGATGCAAATGGTAGTAAAAATGAAAGCATTATTTTATAGCAAAGACTGTTAGTATTTATCTTTATCTATCTTTTTTGTTTTCTTGCCAGGTTTTGTTGGTTTAGGTTCGTGTTCGCCGTCATCAATTTCAGGCATAACCTCAACCACTGGCTTCTTTACTTTTTTTCGGCTTCCTCTTTCATCTTTTTCTTGGTTCCAATGACCTTAGAAATTTTCTTACGACGTGCTAGAAGATACTTGTCAGACTTATCATGGTCACCGTCGTTATCGATGTCCTTGTCTTCCTTACCTACAGCATCAAGTTTCTTTTTCTCAGTAATTTCAGAACCAGTAGGTTCGTAACCTGCTTTAACACAGTTGTTAACTTCCTTACCACCTTTCTTTTTGGTGCCCTGTTTCTTGTATCCTTTCCAGCAAGATGAGTTGCCGTTGTCATCTTTTCCATCCATCTTAACTTCAAAGATGTATGTTGCGCCATCAAGTTCAAAAGAAACTGACTCTGCAGCAACTTTAGTAGTATCCCTGATTTGTGCTCCCAGAGAATACTTCATACCTTGACCTGTACGCACATTGGCAGCAGGATCAGGAGCACCTGCATTTACTTTAGGATCTTTCTGGGAAAAATCATCACACTCTTTATCTTCCTTGCCAGAAAGATCGGGGATTGCTGTAGCGGCATCTGCACCGCCTGCACGTGTAGGTTGTTCCTCACCTTGCTTTTGCTCAGCAGGAATACTATCCTCATGAAGATGCCACCCAAATCCAGCACCATTTACCCACTTACCGTAGGATGCGATCAGCGCCTTAGAGAAGTCATCATTATGTTGGACGCTTGTCGTTGGTTTTTGTCTTTCCATTATTTGTAAAGATACTACTTTTCCTGTCTTTATTTATGGAATCAATTGACGCAACCTCTCTCAAATCTTTTACCCATGAACGAAACATTTCTCCAGACTCAGTTACACAGATAGCATAGTTAACACCTGCTCTGTATATTTTACCTTTATCACCTGTCACTGCTGACATTACAACATCACCTTCCCTAAATGTTTTCTTCTGACGGAAACCTTCTTGCGTTGCTCTGTTTTTCAGATCTTTAAAATTTTTCATTTAAAGTTTGCAGGTAGATTTGATCTAATCTCATTCATCATAGTCTCACAGTCTTTATCATTTAATGCTTTAGGAATACCAGAACGAAATGTTTTAAAGTCGTTAGCATGTGCTGCGCGTCTCATCTTAGTTCCAGAAATAGCAAAGGTATCTCCATCAGCATCTCTACTACCTGAAGATTGAATTTCAATTTTTCTAAACGAAAAATCTTTGCCATTATATTTATGGAGGAACTGCATGGCGCTCACTCTATCAGATCCCACTAGAAATATAACCTCATTATATCCTGCCATCATTAAGTCTTGCATGATAGCAACAGGATCTTTTGGTCCTGACATTATTTTACCACGATGTTCGGGGAACATCATATTCATGTAGTGTAGTTTACGATCAGGTGGTAGTGGGTTCTTTCCTTTAGTATCAAATGTCTGTGAGATATAGATCCTATAGTCATGACCGCCTGCGATGCGTTTCACCCCATCGAAGTTCTCTTTATGACCTGTAGTAGGTGGTTGAAACCTACCAAAAGTAAAATAGCATTTGATGCAGTTTAACGCCATGATTTCTGGAGGGTGAAGTTGTTATAAGCAAACTCAAGACGATTAACAAACTTGATCATACTACCATCTTTATGTAAAACATAACCTTCGGGAGTTGTGATCTTATATCCTTTCTCAGTCTCCACAAAAGTTCTGAATGTTTCAAGGTGATCTAACTTATCTATAACCATTTGCTTGACAGTTTGTATCTCTTTATATAAGGCAAGCATTGTCTTAAATTTATATACATTATCAATCAGATAGTTCTGACTTTTATATACTAAATTTGATTTCTGCACTCTATTGGCAGGTGTCTTAATCTTTCCTAACTCTTTCTGCATCTTAGCATCGTAAAAATTTACCAATGCATAGATAGTCTCATCGATGTTTCCAACATTCCGACGCTCTCTAATCTCTGCATTAAAAAACTGTTTGAGATACGTTGAGATATGAAACTTCTTGTCACCTGTGCTACCAAAATTTTCCACAAGGTCATCTAAAAATGCACCACAGATCTGACACATACGTTCAATCTTAGAGATGTGATTATCAAACTTCTGCATCTCTGCTTTAGAAAATCCAACTCTATGCATTGGGGTATCATTTTTAATTACCAATGCATTTCTAGATCCTTTTATATCAGCACCAGCTCTTGCTTGCATAGTAGGCAGATCATCTCCAGTGTAATGAGTATGAAATACTACACCAATCTTCGCAGCGCCTGCTGCCTTACCAATAGGATGATCTACTGGTATACCATAGGTAATGGTATTAGGTCTGAATGTATACAGTCGCTCACCGTCAACAGTTTCTGTTTTTAATGTACTGTCAGTAAACATCAGGTCTCCCTGGATCACACCATCAATACCTAGTTCCCCAAAATACTTTAGAGCAAATTTAAGTTTTTCAGCAAGGTCACCATCATACCACTCATCAATTTGCTTATCGACAAAACATAATTTAGGTTGTGTCTTAGCAAAGACAGACTTAGTACCAACAAAGAACATACCAGATTTGGGATCTGTACCACAGATAACTGATGGAGCACCATCCCATTTGGTTTGCATGAAACCACTGCTTTCCTGATGTCCCAACATCTTACGAAGTTCTTTCAAGAAAGACACAGCAGATTTACAACCCTCAACCCCATAGTTGAGCATTTCTTCTTCCAGGTGTTCTAGATGTTTTAGTTGAGTTACGTTTGACATTAGGAGATTTTTATGTACGGTGCTGAATTATCAGAAGCAGATGTTGCATACAAATATATTCTAGTAGTCATCTCATCACGGTTATCTTTAGAACCACTCATCAGTCTATCGACAACTAAGAGACCAATATACTTAGCAAATTTCCACTGAGTTCTCATGTTGGAAATAGCATCAAGATCAACTTCTTCTCCAGAAGCGCAAACATATTGAGCATTTTTCTTTGCAAGTTTAAAAATCTTTTGATCTAAAGAAGAACCTCTGGCAGCAACAGAAACTGCTGCGGCATTAGGATATTCTGACCATACTCCTTTGCCAGAACCATAGACAGATTCCATAAGGTAATCCATAACTCCTCCACCTACTTTACCATGCTTAGCAGAAGATCCCATAACTTCACCCTGCCAGGTCTTACCTTCAGCATCAGTAGCTCTAAACTGAACACTCATGCCTGTGCCCTTAACGTAAATATCCATAGAGTTCATTAAGGTCTTTGACCCAACACTCTCAAATGGTTTCTTTACTGTTAGTGATGCTCTAGTAAAATTATGTTCTGTAAGATTTGCCGTGGCACTCTCTACTTTTTTTAAAGACACACCAATCAATTTTTTTTCACTGATAAGATCTAACAGCACCTTATTGATGCCTCCTTGAAATATCATTTCATTGGTAATAATGCTAGTATCAAAACTATGATCACACATGTAGATATCAGCAGGAGTCCACTTGTTAATATTAGAGAATGGCGTTCCTTCTGCTCTATTTACATTCTTGTAATGACCCTCAACTATGTTGACAATAGAAGTTCCTCTATGGAATTTAAACTTAGTATTTCTATACTTGGTTGCACCATACAATTTGTTTGCTGTTCTGATACTAGACTTCATCCATGCAGGATCATTAATCAAGAACTCATGTATTACTGTTAATGATTTATCTGTATCAACAGAACTGGATACTGCTTCTAGGTCTGTCATAGTGATGATATACTCAGGATCAATATCCTTTCGTAGTGAGTATCTATATGCAGTGACCCAACATGCAGCACCTTCAAACAAAGCAGTTGCGTCAGCACCACCACCTGATCCTTTATTGCTACCAAACAAAGCAGTCTTTGTAATTTTAGTAAGTGTGATCTCAGCAGTAATATTCTTCTTACCTTGCTTCTTGATCTCTCGCAAAATTTTCTTACCAGAATACTTTGCTGCAAAATTATTGTTGTTTGCCTTGTCTGGAGAATCAAATGCGAGTTTACCTTCAATCACATTTTTCATATCAGACAAGACATCATCAGATGTCATGATGAGTGCTTTACCACCACTCTCAACATCTATTAATTCTCGATTTACAATGGCATCATAAAGAATACGCAAACGAATGCCACCACCTGTAGGCGCATCCTTGCCGTAGTCACCCATGGTCATTGCTGCCATAAGAAGATCCTCCGTAAAGTTATTTAGTGTTCCAGTCGAGACTAATGTCTCTTTGGATTGTTTTGGGTCCAGGGAAGAAAGCGAAACTGACACTGATTCTGTCTGTGAGTGGTTGTGCATGATGAATTTGTCCTTTCGGAACTATCATAGCATCTCCTGGACTCATGACAACAGATATTGCAGGGCGTTCTGCAATGTTAGGAAACGTAGATGGCACAGGGTTCATCTGATTCCATACGTTCCAAGCACACTGACCTTTGCACTGCACGACTAGGTTGATACTACTGTCACAATGTGGCATGAAGGACGAACTGTTTTTCTTACCATGATATATGTGTGCATCACATGAGACATGGTTTGCTTCCTCGATTGCTTGAACAATATCCCTAACCTTAGAATTGATGTAAGGTGTCTGCAAAATAAAAGACGCCCCAATGTTCCATAGATTCTCTATGACATCTGGGTCATAGGTTCCTCTCCACGGTCCATCGTGCGTCTCATAAGGTAATTTCTGTCCTGTATCTGGATGAATTAGTTCCAACTCTTTCTTGATGTACTTATGTTCATTCAGATAGTTTTCAATGTCTTCTATACTAACAAGGTCAGGTTCAAATGCTCCAGCAATATATTGAGCAGGTTTCCTTATCAACCCATTATAATTAAATACCATCTAGAAAATCTTTTTCATTTTGATAAGGTTTTGATTCACCTGTCCATAGTTTATATCCTTCTTTAACTTCTGGCAAGAGCCACTGGTCCACACGAACACAATGCGACCAGTTGACAGGTTGAGAACAACCGACAACCACGACAGCAAAGAATGCTCGAATGTGGATCCAGAGACTAAGCATTATCGATCGCCTGCTGCACGGTTTTCTGATTTGAATACATCAAACTCACCGCCTGGATAACGCTTCTTCAGTTTGTTGACATTAGTTCCGATCAACTCATCGAAGGATATATCAAGTGCCATTGTAGCTTGAGCAACATACCACATAATATCACCCAACTCAATGATAAGATGCTCACGATTATCTTCGTTCCACGGTTTTCCTTGGAAGACCATTTTTTTAATGATCTCAAGGAACTCACCACCCTCAGCATTAATTCCAACCCCAGCAGTAAG